CAGCGCGCGACCGGCGCTTCCGGAAGCCAGAACAGCGAATCGATCCAGGGCCACGTCGATAGATCGGCCGCCATCCAACAGGGCTGCGTCTGATCGATGATCGGCGCCGAGATCAGGCCAGCTTCCGTGGCGGCGGCGCGCAAGCGGATCGTGGCGCTCGCGGCCGAGGCGTTGGTGTGAAGAAGGCCAGCAAGGCGGAAGGGCTTGGCCGCGCCGAGATCGATCTCGACCCAGGCCGACGCCAGATCGGCGATCCAGAGATCTTCGGGCTGCGGCTTCTGCAGGTTGGCGACCGGCGCGATGGCGCTTCCCGCCGTCAGCGTGGCGAGGTCGGATTCGATGGGCGCGGCGATCAGAATTCTCTCCATCGCGCTATCCCCACAAGGTGACGTTCATCTTCCGCGTGCGGGCTTCGTCGGCGATGCCGATGATCTGCATCGGCCTGCCATCTTCAAGGCCATAGCGCGGATTTTGCAGCTGGACGACATCGCCGATCTTCAACTGTAGGAACTGGCGGATCGCGCTGGCGCGCCAGACGCCGCGCGGGATGCCATCGCGCGCCAGCCGCCGCTCGGCTTCGGCTTCGGCGTCTTCCTGATCGGTCAAGCGCGTGGTGACTTCTTCATCGCGCGCCAGCGGATGCGCGGCCTTGATCGTCGGATCATTGGCCGTCTCGAAAGTGTATGGAAGCTCGTAGAAGGCTTTCTGTGCGGCGGTCAGCGCATCCGCCAATTGATCGGCGGTCTGGGTGATCTGGAGATATCCCCATCCGATGCTATAGCGCCAGCGCGGGAGAAGCTTCCGGTCGCGCTGGAGCGTGCCGCGCTCGATGATCAGCGTCTTGATCGGCTCGCGCGCGCCGCGCATCCCTTCTTCCGGCGTTCGCAAGGCCACCAAGCTGACGCGCGCCAGCCGCGTCCAGACCATGCGACCATCGACCGAGCCCAGAAGGTCGGCGATCACATCGTTCGCCGAAGGCCGCGATAGCCCGGTCCAATAGTGCACGGCGCCGCCGAAGGGGAAGTCGAGGAAGGAATTGATATCGATGTCGTCGGCTTCGAAGCCCATCGATTGCACGATCCGATAGGCCAGGCCAGCGGGCGAATCTTCGTAGGTCGGATCGGCATCGCCGTGAAAATCGACGGTGATCTGGCCCGCCGCCTTCGCGCCCAGGCGGAACTTGCCGCGCGAGCGGTCGGTCTTGTAGTGGCCCGCGACCGGCACCCAGGCCGCAAGGTTGGCGGTGTCGCCATCGCTGATCAGCGCGATCCCCTTGTCGCGCACTTCGTCGATGCTTTCGATCCGCCCGTCGTGCAGCTGATAGATCAGAAGCGCGCCGTCGATCAGCGGCGGATTCGCGTTGCGGATCAATCCCCATCCCTTCGGGATCGGCTGGCCCGCGAGATCCGGGCCGCCTTCATCGCCGCCGGTCCCGGCATAGAGCCGCGATTGGACCGGATCGTCCAGCACGACAGCGGGATCGCGCAGCGCCAGCGTGATCGAATCCTCGTCAAGCGCCAGATTATCGACGGTGCCCTTGAAGATCGTCGCATATTCCGCCAGCGTCAGCGTGCGCTCGTCGGCGCGGCCGACATTGAAGCGCCCGCCGATCCTGACTTCGAGCGGGCGGCCCGACCAGTTCATCGCTTCGTAGGAATCGAGCGCGCCGTCCGGATTGATCAATTCGATGACGCCGAAGGACGAGGAAGCGCCGACCGGATCGGTCGGCGGCGACAGCGATATCTCGAAGTTGTAGGGCTGGCGAAGGCGCGCCGGGAACAGCGTGCGCGGCGGCGTGTCGGTGTTTGCCGACACAAGGCCGCGCGACGACAGATAGACGTTGACCGGATCGCCCGCCGCGTCGTCGGGCTGCGCGATCAGCACATAATTGATCTCGGCGTCGGGATCGTTGATCAGCAGCTCATAGGGACTCGGCGCGGATGCGTCTTCGACTTCGAGCATCGCGATTGCGCGCATGCAGATTGCATCGCCCGCGATCATGGCACGGCCGCCCGATAAGCGAGGCGATCGAGCGCGGCTTGCTGCGCCGCGACCGTCTCGGTGAGGATGATCAGCTGCGCCCGGATCGCGGCGGCGTCTTCCTGGGCCGTCGCGGTCTGGCGCGCCGTTTCCTGGCCCAAGCCATCCAACAGCGTCGGGATGCTTCGATTATCGTTCGCCGCCGTCCCGCCCGGAAGGAGCGCCGACAGCGAGGCGATCACATAGTCGAAGCGCTCGAAGTATTGCGCGCCGGATGCATAGACCTCGCGCGATAGATCGAGAAGGTTCTGGCCCGCCTGGGCGATCCCCGACAGCGCCGCCGGATCGCCCGCCTGGGCCAGCGCCTTCATCGACGCGAATAGCTGCTCGGCGTTGGCGAGCGCGGTCGTCGGCGCCAGCGGCGATCCGGTCGTCGCCGTCAGTTGATGGATCATATCGAGGATCGATTTGAAGGATTGCGCGGCGGCGGCGTTGTACTGCTCGATGATCGCCGCGCGCTTCAATCCATAGAGCTTGTCGATGGCCACCATATCCGCGCCCAGATCGGTCGCGTTCTGGCGGATAACTTCGAATTGCGCGTCCAGCTGCTTGATCGCGTAGGCCATCGGGTCTTCGATGGCCTGAATCTGATCCTGTATCCCGCGATTGAATTCGTCGGTCAGCTTTTGCCGCGCCGACGCCAGCGCATCGTCGATCTTCCCGAGATCGAGGCCGAAGCCTTCGGCCTGCTTCCGCATCGCGGCGAATTGATCGTTCAACGCCTTCAAGGCGGCGGCGGCGTCGGAGATCTCTTCTTCGGTCTTGCCCAGGCCGTCATACCACTTCGCGAAGTTGATTTGCTCGGTCAGTTCCTTGAGCGAATTCGTCGTGCTTTTGGATAGGACTGTTTTCAGCGTGTCGCTTATGCCGGTGATCCCGCCGCCCTTCGCCATCTGCTGAAAGGTTTCGGTGATGAAGTTCTCGACGGCGGCTTGCGCGCCTTCTTCGCCCGAGCCGAAGGCTTCGACCTTGCCGCCGACCACGGTGTAAGCCTTGCCCGCCTTGAGCTGGATTCCGCCGATCCCGCCAGGGCCGAAGTATCCAAGCTGGCCGCTGATCGAAGCGCCCATGTCGGTCAGCATCGCATTGACCTGATCGACGATCCCCGCTTGCAGCTTCGTCACCGCATCGAGCGGGCCGCCATGCTGCTGCGCCGCGCCCTTCCCGGCGAACATGCCGCCCGATGTGGTGAAGTAGGCCGCCGCCTTCGGGAAGTTATTCGGATCGCCGAACAGGCCGCCGATCACGCCGCCGAGCATGCTTCCGACCATCTGGCCCAACATGCCGCCGACCGGGCCGAAGAAGGAGCCAGCGATGCCGCCGACCGCGCCGCCGATGCCGGTGCCGAGCGCGGTCCCGCCGATATCCTTGAGCTTCGTGCCGGATAGAAGCGTGCTGACAAGCGGCATGATCGACATGCCCGCCGTCAGGCCAGCCGACATTCCGGAGAAGCCGCCGCCGAAGATGCCTTGCGATTGCGCCGCTGTCGGCGGGCCGACCGTCCCTGGCATCGGCTGGCCGCCGGTGCCGAAGATCGAAGCGCCGAGGTTGGCGAAGTTGAAGCCGCCGCCCAGGCCGCCGAGCGCCGAGCCGCCGCCCGCCATCCCGCCCGCCATGCCTTGCATGATCGGCGCGATGATCGGGCGGATCACCGCTTCGGCCGCGATCCGCGCGAAGGTCTGGCGCGCCCAGGTCTGGAAGTCATCGAGCATGTCTTTCCAGCCCTTGCGGTTCTCGCCGAACATATCCGCGAAGGCATCGGCCGCGTAGTCCGTGACCGCATCGGTCATCTTATCGGCCTGCTCCTTGATCGCATCGGCGGCCTTCTTCGCGGCTTCCTTCTGCGCGTCGAGTGCCTTCTTCTGATCTTCGAGCGCCTTGTTCGCGTCGTAGGCATGACCGGCGGCGGCTTCGAGTTCCTTGCCGAGCTTCGATGTGGCATCCGCGCCCGCCGACGCCAGTTCGCCTTCGATGTAGAGCTGGCGGTTCAATGCCTCCATCGCCGCTTCGCCCTGGCCCATCGCGGCCAAGCGGCGCTCGTCGGCCTTGGCCTTGGCTTCGAGCTGCGCGGTCGCCTTCGCGATATTCTTCGCCAGCGTTTCCGCCGCCTTCGAAGTCCCTTCGATGTTCTCGGTCAGCTTGCCGTAGCTCGGCGCGGCCTTGTCGGCCGCCGCGCCCGCCGCCTTCGTGCGTTCTTCGGCGCGCTTCATCACATCGTCGGCATAGCTGGCGACCGGCGCCAGCGAGTCGGCGACCGTAGACACGACCGACGAAGCGCCCGAGCTGATCGCGTTCCCGATGGCACCGACATAATCGGTGCCGAAGGCATCGCCCGCGCTCTTGGCGACATCGCCCGCCAGCTTCGTCATTTCCGCGCCCAGGCCAGCGAGCGGCGCCTGGATTTTCGACACATCGCCCGCCTTGAAGGCTTCCCACAGCGAAGCGAAGCTGGCACTGATGCTGTCGAGAATCTTCGAGAAGAATTCCGGCAGCTTCTGGAACAGCGTCGTGATCACGTTGTAGATCGCGACATAAGTTCCTATCCAATAATTCGCCGCCGTCTTCACATATCCGGCGATCTTCGAGAAGACGCTGTTCTGGAACCAATCGGCGGCCTGGCCCCACAGGCTGCTGATGTAGTCCCACGCGCCGCTGATCCAATCGGAGATCTTGCCGCCCGCATCCTTCGCCCACTTCACCATGTCATCGAAGACGACCGAGACGACCGTGCCGAGATCGGTGGCATATCCGGTCATCGCCTTCATCGCATCGACGTTGTTCCACAGATATCCGATCAGCGCGGCCGCCGCCGTCGCCAGGGCGAGCAGCGGATTCGCCATCATCGCAATCGTCAGCGCCTTGACCGCGCTCACGACCGCGCCGACGCCCGCGCTGATCTGGGCGAAGATCGCGGGCAGCGCCATGACGGCCAGGGCCGCGAAGGCGGCGGTGACGATATCGAGATTGCCAGCCAGGAAGTCGAGCGCCTTCGAGACCAGCATGATCCCCTGCGCGATCATCGAAGATGCGCCCGACGCCTGATCAAGCTGGCCGATGAAGTTCAACACCGAATTCTTCACGGCGGTGAAGGCATCGCCGATGGTCGGCGCGACTTCCCCCATCCGCTTCGCCAGATCGTCGGTCGCCTTCAACAAGCCTTGCGATAGGACTTCGGTGGTCAGCTTCCCCTGCGCCGCCATCTTTTGCAGGGCTTCGCGGGATCGCCCGGTCGCGGCGGCCAGCGCATCGATCAAGGCGGGCGCGGTCTTGGCAAGCTCCACGAATTGCTTTTCCGACAAGCCGCCCTTCACCAGCGCGGTCGTCAGCGTGTCGATCCCGCTGGCGAATTGCTCGGCCGAAGCGCCCGATAGCGTGAAGGCTTCGGCGACGTTCTTCGTCAGCTGCGCCGCATCCTTCTGCGAAATGCCGAGCTTCTCGGTCGCGCGCGCCACATCGCTGTAGGCGTCGGCCACCTTCGTCATATCGGTGGCGGTCAGGTTCGCGATCTCGAGGACGGATTTTTGCGCCTGGGCCAGTTCGGCGTTGCTATGCGAGACGATTTTCAGCTTGTCATTGAGATCATCCCACTCATCGGTCAAGCGGGCGAGCTCATGCAAGCCGAAGGCGATCCCCAGGCCAGCGAAGGCGTTCCGGATCAGCGATAGCGACTTCTGCAGGCGAACGCCCGCGCCTTCGATCTCGGAGAACGCCTTGGTGGCGGCCTTCGATCCCTCGATCGCCTTCTGGGCATCGATGATGACCTGATAGACGCGGCGGCCGTCGGCCATCTACTTACCACCCTTCGGCGGCTTCGGCGGCGGCTTCGGCGGATGCTTGCCGATCCAATCCATCCACACCGAATCCAGGTGCCGCACGACGCGCACCAGCTCCGCGAATTCGTCCAGATCGTCGATCCCATGCCGCGCCGCCCACTGATCGATGGCGCGCCACGGCAGCGGCGCGGCGCCCATGCCGCTCGGCCGATCCGACGCCAGATCGGTGAAGCATTGCCAGTAGCGCTGCGCCCAGGCGGGAACCTCCGGGCGGGAATCCAGGCGCGATTGAGCGACGGCCGATCCGGCATCGGCCGCCGCCTCGATCGCCCTGATCGCTGATCCCCACTGGAGGTCCCATGTCATCCGTTTCCCAGGGCTTCGCCCGCATCATCGAGAAGCGCGGCGCGGAAGTTGGCGGCATTGCCCGCCGCCGTCTGGAGATCCTGAAACAGATCGGGCAAGTCTTCGAGCAGCTGGATCGCGTTCGCGCGATTGAACTCCAGCGGCTTTTCATCCGGGCCAGTGACATCCTTCCAATCGACCAGCACGCCTTCGACGAAGGCTTCGATCAGCAGGCGATTCGCCTTCGCTTCCGGAAGCCGCCGCCGCTCGATCTGCTGGCGAACCGGCGTCATCTTGTTTTCGAGGATGCGCCGATAGCGTTCGTTGGCACCGCCGGCGCGGCGGATCAGATACTTCCCGGCATCGCCGCAATCGATCCACACGCCTTGCGACGACTCCAGATTTTCATCGGTCTTGTACGCCTTGTACGTTCCCATCGAATCCTCCGTCCCAGGAAGGAACCGGCGGCGCCTGGGACGCGCCGCCGATCCGCGAAGGCGGGCGCGCCTCGTTCGCCCGCGAAGCCGCTGTCCCAGAGCGGCAAGGGATCACGCATGCGGTGTGCGCGTGATGATGAAGCTGGTCCCTGCGGTCGGATCGCGAAGCGCCTGGAAGCCGCCGTTGAACATCACGTCTTGATTGTTCCCCGGCGTCGGCACTTGGCCTTGCGGCATTTTGCACCGTGGGAATTCAAACTTATACTTGTTCAACAGGCCATCTTCGATCTCATAGGACAGCGCGAAGAAGGTGTTCGCCTGGAACAGATCGTAGAGGCCGAGATCTTCGAGATATCCGACCAGCGATCCGGTGATCTGGCGCTGGCCGTAGCCGATCCCCGCATTGAACACGTCGCCGACATAGGGCTGTTCGCGAAGATTGTTGTTCAAGGTGAAGCTGAGATCGGTGAAGTAGAGCGGCGCGCTGATCGATCCGACCGTGATCGTGGCGACTTCCGGCGCCGACATGACCGGATTGCCGCCGGGCTGGACATAGGTCGCGCCCGCCAGTTCGGCATCATCCGACTCGTAGCCCTTCGCCAGCGTGGTGAAGGAGCCGGTGATCGGCTGGCGCGCCTGGATCGTCAGCGCCATGTTGCCGATGCGCGCGCCTGGGAAGCGGAAGAAGATGTCGGCCGCGCCGACATACTTCTTCTGGAACGTGAAGGACTTCTTCTCCGTCCCCGCCGCCATCGGCTGCGCCACGCCCGCCGCTGGCGCCGCGCCCCACGTCTTCCGAAGCGCGGCTTCCATCAGCGATTGCAGATTCGGATCATAGGAAAGCTCGAAGGCGATGTCGCCGCCGCCGCCTTCGCCCAGGCGGATCAGATCGCTGTCATCGGCGCTCGGCGTGATCTCGTTCGATTGCTGCGTCGTGCGATTGCCAACCAGATTGTCGGACACGAAGCGCAAGACTTGGAAGGCTGGCGCGGCGGGCGGCGTCGTCCCCCACGTCACTTCGGGCACGAAGCTCAGGACAGTTTCGGATGCATCGGCAAAGTTCGGCATGTGTCGGCCTCCTCTATGGCGTCGGCGCGATCAGATCGAAGCGATAGTCGAAGGCAACGGTCGCGCGATACCAGTTGCCGTTGGCGCTTCCTGGGCCAGTGATCGGCGGATCGACACCCCACGTTCGGCCCTGGCCGTTGGCGAACTTCCAATGGCGGAACAGCTCGCGCATCCGGTCGCCATCATCGATCAGCGCATCGTCGCCCTCGCCGCTCTTGCGGAAGATGTGGACTTGCACCAGGCCGACTTCGCGATAGACGTTCCCCCATTGCCCACCGATGCCGACGATCTCTTCATCGCCCGCCAGAAAATCGAGCGCCATGAACCCATCCGGATAGTCGGCGGGATCAGGAAGCGTCGGCATCAGATTCACATCGCCGACCAGCGGCGGCCCGACCCATCCGGTGGCGATGCGGTCGCGCACGGCGGCGCGCACGGTGCCGCTGCTCATTGCGCCCTCCCGCCTTGCGATAGGCGCACGCGGATCGACGGATAGAGCGCATCGCGCCGGACGCGCTGGCGATTCTTGCCGCCGCCGGCGAAGCCCATGACGGTCCCGCCGCCTTCGAGCGCGCGCCAGCGGAATTCGATGAAGGCGACCTTCCCATAGCGCGTCTGGGCTTCGCGCCAGACCAGCCGATAGACGCCGTTGGGCGCTTGCTTCGACCAGCCACGGAAGCCCTTCGCCATCGTCACGCTTTTCGTGCCGCGCCGCGACCGGCGGATGCGAACGGCCGCGCCGCCTTCGATGCGCCGCGCATAGGGCTGCACGTTGATGAATTCATAGGTGGCATCGGGATCGGGATTGATCGGGATATCCTCGATCGATGTGCCGTTGACGAAGACCAGATGCGAGCGGCGATAGCGCCCGGTCAGAACCGGCGACCGCTTCTCCAGGCGGGCCAGGATGTCGATCAGAAGCTCGCGAAGATCGGCGCGCGCCGCGTATTCGATGATCCCGAATTGCTTGACGTTCTCGATCGGCACGTCGAAGCGGCGATCCACAATCGTGCGCGGATTCTTGTCGAAGCCCTGGCGCTGTTCCAGGGCCAGCACTTCGCGCGAGACTTGGATGTGGAAGTCGCGGAAGCCGATCCCGAGATCCTTCGTCCATGTGGTGCTGATATCGGCCATCAGACGCCACCGCGAATCTGGAGATCGTAGCGAACCAATTCATCGCCCAGATATCGAAGCTCGACGCTTTCGACCGTCGCTGTCTTTGACCCCAGAAGAATTCGATCTCCCTTCTTCGGCGGCGCGGGCCAGCTGCCGAGATCGAGGGGCGAGATCGTCAAGCGCCGGTCGCCCTGATCGATCCCATCGGCCAGTTCTTGCGCGGTGTAGCTTCGGACCTTGCCGATGATGTTGACGACGACCGGCGGATCGGCGGGCCGCGACAAGACCAGATGCGTCCCGGCGCGATGGATCAAGCGTCGGATGCGCGCGCCGCTCATGCCGCCCACTTCCGGTCGGCCCAAGGGCCGAGCAAGGCAAGCGTCTCGGGAAGAAGCGCATCGCTGGCGGCCGCGCCGCCGAAGCCCGCGCCCGATCCGGCGCCGCCCAGGCCATAGGAGACCGAATAGACATCAGGCGTCGATTCGGATCGAAGCGTCGGATCGCGATCCGTCGCGAAGTTGGCCGCGCGCAATTCGCCGAGCGCGGCTTGCTGGAGGATCAGCGGCGGCGCGGCTTCATCTTCGGGCGGCAGGATCGATCCCGCTTCGAATTCGACCGTGACGCGCGCGCCGCCGCGCAATCCGGTGATCAGCGCCGCCGCCGCCATCGGATAGATCAGCATGTCGGTCAGATCGAGCGCGGTCCCGTTGGCCGTGACCGAAGTCACGCTGATCAGCGGGATGCGCCACGGCAGAAAGAGCATCTGTCCATCGGCGATCCCCTTCGCGCGGAATTGCTGCCGCGCGAAGCCCTGCGCGCCAAGCTGATCGGGCGCGATATAGCAGGCCGCCGCCATGCGCGCGTGGGCGCGGGCTTCGGCCTGGGCGAACCAGTCGGGATCGATGGGATCATCGACCAGGGCTTGCAACTGCTCGATGGTGACGAGCTGCTCGCCCTGCGGATCGCCGATGGCTTCAAGGTTCCACATCGCGGCGAAGTCCGGAGAGCGGAAGGATCGGGATCGGGCGGAAGCGACACCCGATCCCCATCCCCCGCTCGCAGGACCCCTTCCCCTTACGGGCCAGCCGCAGCGCCGGTCAGCGCCTTGACTGCGTTCGGGTCAAGCATCCGCGAGTCGTGGCGGGTGAAGCCCAGGAAGCCGATCAAGCCCTTCGTGATGAAGACCGAGTCGGTCATCCGGAACAACAGGAAGGCCAGCACATCGCGGATGATGAAGTAATTGAAGTCGCCGAATAGGACCGTTTTCCCGGCGGTCCCGGTCGGGATCATGGCCTGGTTGATAATGTACTGATAGCCCAGGAAGGTCGCGGGCGCGACGCCAGCCACCGAAGGCAGCCACAGCGGGCGCTGCTGATCATCCTTGAGAAGCTTCATCGCCTTGAGCGTCAGATCGTGGAACATCCAACGGCAAGACGGCGTGGATCGATAGGCGGGATCGACCGAATGTTCCAGGCCGACCAGATCGTCATAGGTCGGCCCGGTCGCCGCGATGGCGCCCGCCGACGCGGCCACCGTCGCCACGCCTTCGGGCTGGCCGACGCCAGTGCCAATCGTGAAATGCTTGTTGGTGATCCGCGCGATGCGGGTCGCCAACAGGCGCGGCAGATAGCTTTCCAGATTGATCGCCGAATCCTGGAGCAGTTCCAGCGACACGGAAACGACCTTGCTCGAATACTTGAAGGCACCGAGCGTCTTCAGATCGAAGGCGGTATCGAGATCGGTGACTGGCGCGGCTTCGGCGACGAGCTCGCCTTCCTCGTTCGTGGCGTCGGTGGTCGGCCAATCCATCGGCTCGCCCGCCGAAGTCTGCATGACGCGCGCGACTTCGCGGATGCCGCCGAACGCCTTCAAGGTTTCGATCAGCACGTCCATGAACGTGCGCGGCACCAGCACGCCGCCGGCGGTCGGCGTTCCTTCAAGCTGCTGGTTGCGCGGAAGCATGCCTGACTCGCGGACGCGCTGGCGCATCTGGGCCATGAACCGGCGCTGATCTTCGGTCAGACCTTCGACGCCGTGGCGGCACCACGTTTCGAAGATCTCTTTCTCCTGGGCGATGATCGAGGCGGCTTCATCCTGGCCGACGCCGAGCTGATCGGCGCGGCGATCGATGCTCTTGATCTCGCGCGCGGTGATCGCCAGCACGCGCTCGCGGCGAGCGATATCGGCGTCATCGACTTCGATCTTCTGGACCAATTCGTCGTAGGCCGATTGGCACTCGGCGTTCCACTCGGGATGATCATCCAACAGCTTGTGGACTTGGATCGCGTTGTCCTTCCGGCGCTCGCGAAGCTGCTGAATCGTCAACGGCTTAGTCATGGCTCTGGCCCTCCTTGCTGCGCTATGCGGCGGCGTGCTGATACAGGGCAGCGCGGCGCACCGCCGTCTCGCGCTTCGCTTGCCACGTCGATTGCAGCTGATCCGGCGGCGGCGCTTCCCGCGCGCGCGGCGGATGCTTGTAGGCGCTGAGGTCCCACTGGCCGGCCGCCGGTGCCTTGGCTTGCGCCTTCGCTTCCTTGCCTTCGGCCACGCGATCCGCGAAGCCCTTCGCGACCGACTCTTCGGCATCGAGCCAAGTCTCGGCCTCGAGCATCGAGCGGATATCGCCTTCGTCGATGCCGGTGCGGTCGGCGTAGGTTTTCGCCAGCGATGCATCGACCTTGTCGAGAAGATCGGCCGTTTCGCGATGCTCGATCGCGTTGCCGATGGTCAGTCCCCACGACAGATGGATCATGATCATCCCGCCTTCGGCGATCTCGATCTCGTCGCCATACATGGCGATCACCGAAGCGGCCGACGCCGCGACTCCGTCGATGTGCGCGACGATCTTCGCGGGATGCTGCCGAAGCGCCAGGCCAATCGCCCGCGCGGCGAAGACGTCGCCGCCCGGCGAATTGATCCTGATGTTGATCCGCTTGGCGTCGAGCGCCCGGATGGCCTTCACGATATCTTCGGTCGTCTCGCCATCGCCCCACATATCGCCCGCGCCGATCACGTCATAAAGATAGATCGTCGCTTCCTCGCCATCGGCCTGCATCCGGATCGCGCGCGGCTTCGCGCGGTTGGCGATCATCAGGGAAAGGATCGGGCTACGCGGCATTGTCGGTTTCCTCCTGATCGGGTGGCGCCGCCGGCGGCTTCGGAGATCCATCGCCGCCATCGCCCGGCGCGGGCGCTGGCGTGGCGTTCGGTGCCCAGAGCTTGTCGCCTTCCGGAAGCGGCGGAAGATTCTTGTAGCGCCGGGCTTCGTTGATCAGCATCCATCCGGGACCGGATGATCCGCCGATGGCGTTCCGCAGATAGGTTGCCTCGGCGGCGCTGTCGCCGCGCATCAGGGCTTCGGGATTGAACTCGCAGAAGAAGCGCGCGGTGCGGAACAGCTTCCGATTGAATTCATCCTCGATCTTTTTGAAGTAGCGCCGAAGCGTCCAGCGCACGAAGCCCATCGACATCTGCTCGATGCCGGTTCCCCAGGCGGTGACTTTCTCGGTCAGGCCGATCATATGCGGCGGCACGCCGAAGGCGCGCGCGATATCGGTCGCCGACCATTGCTGCGTTTCGATCAGCTGCGAATCTTCGGGCGAGATCGAAAGCTGTGCCACATCCGCGCCTTCGGTCAGCACGGCGGGCTTGTGCGCGTTCGCGGTTCCCTGATGGCGCTGGACCCAGAATTGGATCAGCTCGCGAATCTTCGCTGGCTCCATCGCCTTCGGATATTTGATCACCATGTCGGCGCGCGCCGAGTTGGCGAAGAAGCGCCCGGCATAGTCGGCCGCCGCCAGCGAAGTCCCGATCGATTGCCGCGCCGCGTGCTGGATCACCGACATTCCGCGCAAGCGCGATTGCCCATCGAAGCCGAAGCCAGGGATGTGAAGAATATCGTCCTGATCATAGACCGCGATTGCGCCATCCGGCTCGGGCACCGCGTAGATCAGGCGTTCGTTGGCATAATCCGGATCGGGATAGACGCCGACGCCGCGCGCGCTGACGCATCGGAGGAATTCCGCATCGCCGCCATAGGTCCGACCGATCACAGCGATCCCATCGCCGTTCAGCAGAAGATTGGCGACCAGGGCTTCGAAGAAGACGGTGCGCGATTGCAGCACATTCGGTTCTTCGTTCAGCAGCCAATACAGCGGATGGTTGGGCGCTGGCGTGTGCGCGCCTTCCGGATCGCGCTTGAAGATCGGCAGCGGCAGGCCAGCGATCCCGCCCGCGATCAGATTCACGCACGCATAGACGGCGGCGGTGCGAAGCGCGCTTTCATTCGTGACCGCGAAGCCAGCGGCGGTCGGCACGATGATCCCCGCGTCGATCCAAGCTTGAACATCATTCAAGGGAAGGGCGGCGGGCGGGCTGGCTTCGGGCGCGGGCGCTGCGGCTGGCGCGGCTGGCGGATCATCCTGGGCGCGCGGCGCGGGCGATGCCGAAGCGCCTTCCGGCATCGGCGAATTGCCGCCAAGCCAGCGCCGAAGGAAGTCGATCAAGCTGTTCCCGCTTTGATCTTATGCCCGGCGCATCCCCGCCGGGCTTGTGTAATAAAATTGCTCAAAAGTCAAGCAGACCATCCCAGATCGATCGCCAAGGCCATAGGAAGCCCGCCCATGCGCGGCAGAGCGCCGGGCCATCACCCATCGGGATCGGGCTTCCCGCGCATGGGCGCCCACGAGGCGAAGCCGCCGGGCCGATCCCGCCCGAGCTGATCCCCAGGCGATCCGGCGGCCTGGGCCAGCTGCGCGCCTCGACCATGATCGGGATGCTCCCTTACCATGCGATGCCCCTCGCATCGCGCCGGGCGCGGCCTAAGTCTCGTCCTGTCGCGGCAATGGGCCGCGCGGCGCTGGCCTGATGGATAGGGCCGAAGGGCTTCGAAGCGGCGGGACGCCGCGCCAGCGCGCAACAGAACAGGAGATTGATCCAATGTCGAAGTCGAAGAAGACCGCCCCCAAGGCGAAGAAGGCCAGCGGGATCGTCGTGAACGTCGATACCGCCAAGTTTGAGACCCCGACTGCCGCCCAGGCCGAAGCCGCCGCGAAGGCCGCGCCGAAGGCCACGAAGAAGGAACTGCGCGCCGAGCGCGCCGCCCTTGGGATCGCGAAGAAGGCCGCGAAGCCCGCCGCGAAGAAGGCCGCGAAGGGCAAGGCCGCGAAGGCCGCGAAGCCCGCCGCCGAGAAGAAGCTCGGCAAGCGCGCCCAGGTCGAAGCGAACGCCAAGGAAGGCAAGCTTCCCGCGAAGCCCGACTTCTCGGCCGAGACGCACAAGCGGTTCCGCCCGCATCTGGACGCGGTCGCCGCGATGGTGGCCGACAAGGATATCAGCGGCCTTCGGAAGTGGAAGTGGGAAGGCTTCGCGAGCAGCAGCCCGAAGGCGATCATCCGCTACCGCGACCTCGCGCTGATGGCCCTCGAAGCGAAGGCCGCGCGCTGATCCCGGCGGCTTCCTTGCGGGCGCATCCCTCGCGGATGCGCCCGGCGGGAAGCCGCCGATCCCGGCGCGCTTCAATGGAGTCGATCATGCCCAAGCGAAAGGACTACGCGGCCGAGCGGCCGATCTTCGATCTGATCCCGGCGGGCGATCTCGCCGTCGATCAGATCGACTTCAAGGCTTCGAAGTGGAAGCCGACGATGATCCAGGGCCGCGCCGCCGAATATTCGGAGTGCTTCGAGTGGGCGGGCGGCAAGTGGGAAGGCTTCGTCTCGATCCGCTGGCGCAAGCCGAAGCGCGGGCCGCGACCCCTCCCGAATTCAATCCTATCGATCTTCAAGGAGCCAATCCGATGAGTGCTATCCCCTATCCGATCCGACTCGCGGCGGCTGTCGCCGCGCTGGAGGAGATGTATGCCGCGCATGATGAAGCGGCCCACTACGACGCGGGCTTCGATGCGGGCGAATTCAGCGGCCCGGCGCACGGCCAGATGGTGGCCCGCGAGGAAGTCGAGATCGCGGCGCGCTATCGCATCCCCTTTGCGGATGCCTACGCGGTGATCATGCAGCGGGCGAACGCCGATCCGGCCGATGCCTTCCGCGATCAGATGATCCGCGATCTTCCGGGCAGCTTCGCCGCTTTCCAGGCGGGCCGCGCATGGTGCGAAGATATCGAGCGGCACTTCTTCGGCGAATCGCTCGGCAAGCCAAGCCAGGGCTGGACCTATTGCGATGGCGTGCTGTTCATCGCCAAGGATGATGGCGACAAGTGGCTTCTGATCATCGCGAATTGCCAATGGCTCGAAGCCGATCTGGCGAAGCTGGAGGCGCGGCTTTTCGAGTATGCCATCGCCGAAGGCATGATCGAATAGCGCCGCGCGGACGCTTCCTCGCGGGCGCGGCCTTCGGGCCGCGCTCGATGGGAAGCGCCATCCCGGCGCTTCGATGCGAAAGGAATAATCATGAACATCGACGAAGCCGATCTGGCGGAAGCCCGGCGCGCCGGGCGCGAAGCCCGACGCGGCGGGATGCGCCGCGACCAGAATCCCTATTTCCAGATCATGCACGGCACAAGCGATCAGCTTGACCGCGCCGCCACGCTGGCGGGCGAGTGGCTGGCCGCTTGGAAGGCGGCAGCATGACCCGCCTTCGGTTCCAGGCCGATCAGCTTCGCCCGCTGATCGCCCACGCGAAGGCCGCGAAGAAGCACGGCAAGGGATGGGGCGATAAGGGCGAGGCGCAGCCTTGCCTGATCCTTGTCCATGACGAAGGCGTCTATCTGATGTCGAACGGCAATCCTGGCCTGATGAAGCCCGCGCCCGCGAAGGGCCATGTCGTCGTCTATGCCGAAGGCCTCGATCCGACCGCGCGGGATCGCGGCCAAGTCTGGGAAGATGCCCGCGATGCGGTCGGCGGCGATGACTTCGCCGAATATCTTCCCATCAGCATGTTCGACAATCCGATGGCGGCGGGATGCCCGACGATCACGATCGATGTCAGCGCCAACCAGCTCGCGGTCGGCGGCTTGCTTCCGCCGAAGCCGAAGAAGCCGAAGAAGGGAGGCAAGCGATGAAGCGCGCCTGGATTGATCGATTGAACGCTGTCTCCGATGAGATCGAAGCCAGCGCCCTTCACGATCACGACGCCAGCACCCTGCCGCAAGCCGAAGCGATGATGGCGGCGAGCCAGCATATCCAGCGCGCGATCAGCGAACTGGAGAAGCTCCCATGATCAAGACCCATCCGCACTATCCCTGGGCGGTCGCGATCATGCGAGCGCACGGCTTCTCGGCGCGCGATATCGCCGAGCAAGACTTGCTGGCGAGCCAGATGATCCGCGAACGGCCGAACATCGACAATGCGTTGCGGTGGCGGCAATGGCGGGATGATCTCAAGGAAAAGCTCGAAGAGCTGGCCGACGGATCGCCCTACCACGGCAAGGCTGCCCGAAGGTCGCTGGCCGAGTGGGCGCTGTTGTGCGCCGATCTGTCGCAAGCGCGCGATGCGTATCGGCGCGGCCTGGAGATCATCGAGCGTCAGTGGCCGTGGGCCGCGTTGGATCGTGGCGCGGGCTTGCTTCGCTTCCTTCAATAATCGACGAAGCCCTTCTGAATCGTGTCGTCGGGCGGCGGTCCCACATCCGCCGCGCCGAAGGCCATCGCAAGAGCCACCGCGCCGTCGATCCGGCCGGTGGCCTTTTGCTTTGAGAAGACTCGATTCCCTTGCGGATCGGATCGGAAG